ATATCCACCATTTCTAATTTTTTGACCTATTAATGTTCTTATATTACTTATTAACTTAAATAGATTATCATTTTTTCTCCTATCTTTTTGATATTTTTTAAAATATGATGTATTTTTATCTAACCACTTTTTTGTTTTATCCTTTCTCTTTTCTGGGTTTTTAAAATAATAATCTTTTATTTTTTTATTTATTTCTTCTACATTTTCTTTTCTATAATTATCAAAATAATCTTTTCTTTGTAATTTTAAACAATTCTTACATTCATTTCTAAATCCATCCTTAGAATCTTTTCTTAGTGAAAACTCACTAAAATCCTTATCAATTTTACATTTACTACAAATCTTCATTATTGTCCTATTTTTTGTAAATCAATTTCATATTTTTTGATTTTTAACTCACCAACTATACCACTTGCTGATAATAATCTGTTGAACTCTCTTTCAATCAATCTTTGTTTATAATTTATATAAACGCTTTGAAATACTTCAAGTCCTTCAAATAATTGATCTCTTGTTCCAAGTTGTCCTGGAGTTGAGACACCAAATAAATCAGGAGTTGTAACCTCATTTGCTGTAAATATATTCTGTCTAATCAAATCGTTTAATTCTTTATATCTCGCATCTGTATCAGCCAATGGAATCGGTTCCAAATGTGGAGCCTCATCTTTACCATTACTAAATGTTAAAATGAACTTACCAGCATTCCAAGTGCCAGTATATTTCTCTCTAATTTCTCTATAAGCTATCTCCATTTCTTCTGGAGTTGGAACTCCTGTTGCGAAGTTTAAAATAAATCCTGCATTAAATCCATTTTGAATAGTTGCTCTATGGAAATTAGAGATCTCCCACTCAGCCAGGATCCAATTTATAGATGAATAATACATAGGTATTGGATAAAACATCCTTGCTCCTGGCATAAACTCACTCTTATATAAGATTTGTGATTTGTTTTCTTTATATTTCTCTGAAAATCCTTGTGCTTTTCGAGGTGTAAATTTTCTTATATTCGACCAGTCACTTGAGTGCCAATAATAATCAGGTAATCCATTAGAACCATTATTCTTACTAACTCTTAAAGTTTCATAAGGTATATGATTTACTTCTGAAATTTTATTACCTAATTGATCCCATCTAACATTCAAACTAAAACCTCCGTGTATTTCAAGATCATATGCCACCTTTATTAATATGTCATTTAAATCATCATTATTATTAAATCTATTAGATATAAAATTATTAATTTCTGGATTATCAGATTTTTCAAAACCACCACCAACTATCATTTTAACTTTTCTATTAATAATAGTTTTATGTGTAATTGATTTCATATGATAAACATCAACTAAAAATTGAGGAAAAAGATTATCTATTCCATATTCAATCCAGTCTTTATAGCCACTTTCTCTAAACTCTGGTATGTTTATCTTTTCGTTTATATTTATTATTCTAAAATTTAATCCTTGATTATCCATATTTATATTTTATTTATTCAAAATAAACAATTATATTATCATCACCACCATCATAATATATAGTGTTCGGTATAACTGCTCCTTCTATTTTTAATTCTCCTGTATATATTAAGGAAGATGATCCTATATTTAAATCATATTGAAAAGGTGTCTCAAATATACTTAAAAAATATAGACCTGCGTCAAGATTAAACTTCGACTGAGTTGCCGAGAACGTTACTCCATTAACAAATTTAAACTCATTATATGATAATGGAATCGGTGAGACGTCATCACCTGTAAAAGTTGTTAAAACATTAGAATTTTGATTCTTTAATTGAAAAATAAAGTATGGTTGAGTATATTGAGACACCTTGTTCAATCTATAAATTACACTTGAAGTACCACTTTCCTGAATTAATACCATACTTTTAACAACTTTTCTTAACTTTAAATATATTTTATTCAATTTTGTTTATAGAAATAAAAAAAGGTTGATATATTTATACCAACCTTTTCCATTAAGAATATAAAGATTACGAAATAATTGCTAAAGCTAAAGCTGAAGTCACTTCATTCATTGGTTCTGGCTCTTTTAACTCGAAAGTTAAAGTAAAACCTGCTAAATCTCCAAAAGCCTTTCCTGGACCAGATGATCCTGCACTTGCTCTACCACCATTAACTTTTCCAAGTAAGAAGAATTTACCATTTTGTGTCTTGGCGATTATTCTAACTCTTGCTTGCGTTAAAGCTAAGAATTGTTCTCTTGTTGCGCTATCCATTTTTTCTAATGTAATAGTGACAGTTTGAACGTAGTGAGTAGTTCCAGTTTCATTATTAAACTGACCTTCTTGAGTCACTGATGCTTGTTCAGTATATTGCTCGAATTTAAAGAAAGATGCTGTTGGTGATATACCTGTAATGACTGATGCAGTTCCTAATGTATATGTGGTTGCTGAGTTATAAGAAGATATGGCGATATATTCAACACCTGCCACGGAGTCCCTACAACCTAAACTATAACCTGATGATATTACACAACTCATTTTGTTTTGTTATTTTTTTATTTGAATAAGTGGTGAGGAATTCTCCAAAACCTCACCACCTTTTCAATTTAATTTAATTAGATTTTGTAAAGTACTACAAATTCTGGGAAAGCAATTTGAGCTCCTTGTTTCCATTTAGATCTGAAATAAACCTGATCTTCTCTTTGGAAATAGAATACTTCAAAAGTTTCATAATCATTCACCATATCAACACCTAAATAAAGATTAGATGCTGGAGTACATAATACTCTGTTTGAACCATTTAAACCTCTAACTGCGATTACATTGAAAGCAGTTCCAAGATAACCATCAATTCTAAAATCACCTTGATTCGCATCATAGTGGAAATAGTTTGCATCTCTTAAAGCTTGAGTTAAAAGAGTGAAGTTAGGATATGAAATATAGATATTCAAATCCTCTTGACCTAAAGCGTCTGTACAAGAAGTATTGAAAGCATTGATTATTGAATCAATAATTGCGATCGCATTTGCTTTTGTAAAAGAAGCTGTTGTGCCTGGAGTAACAACTGAATTAGTTGCTGATGTGAATTGAAGTATATTCAATATACCATCACATAGAGCCAAGTTACCTGAAGCAGCACCTTGTCCTGTTACGTTGTTTCCACTTTTAGAGCCTTTCCAGAAAAGATCTTCTGAAAGAGCTTGAATTTTTCTTACTTTATCTTCTGTATAAAGTTGTTCGAAAGGAATTTGTTCATTATAAGAACCTGCTCTCATAAGTTTTCCAGTCCAATACTCTTCTAAATCATTCAAACATACGTTTTCAAACACTGTTAAAGGACAAACTTCTATATCTCTTTGAGATAAAACAACTGATCCAGTCGCGCTAGAACCACAACTGGTTGCTATTGCTGTAAGTGTTGAATTAAGGATGTTTAAAGATGCCTTGTATTTAATGTCTGGTTGAATAGATATACCAGTATCAATTGTTCTACCTTTTAAAACCGATTTCGCGATCAAGTCGGTTGCCAACTCATCTGTATATTTTGTCAAACTTGCTAAGTTAATAACACCTGCCATAATTTTTCTTTTTTATTTTTTACTAATTTAGGATTAGTTCTCCTTTGTATTTATTGTTTTCATTAAATCTCTTAATCTATCTTCTCTGTTTGTGGTTTTTTTAAACTGATCCATATAACCTGTTGGTTTAACATCAATTTTTTCACCACCTGGAGTTTTAGAAAATTCTTCTGCTAAATAGATAGTTGCACTTTCAACTTTACTTAATTTAGTTTCAACTTTTTTCAAATCTTCTTTACCACCTTCTAAAGCCGCTATTCTTGCCTCTAATTTTCCAATGATCATCAAAAGTTCTTCTTCTGACATTTTATTAACCATTTGTTTTTCCTCTTTCATTTCTTCGTCTTCAACATCAATGTCATCTTCAACATCAACTTCTTCCATTTTTTCCTTCTCGCCCATTTCCTCATCTTTTTTAAGATCTTCAACTGGTTTAATTTCAGTTACTTTTCCACCTACTGTTGCCACTATTGTACCATCTTCAAGTTTGTGTTCAGCATCAAAAACTGGAACTTTATTTCCTTGTTCGTCCAATGTATAAACTTCTGAACCAACTTCAAAACTATCACCATCTGTATAGATAGTTGTTCCATCTTCTAATTTAGTTTCAGCGAATTTCATCTTGTTACCGAAAAGAAGATTTTTAACTTGCTCTATAATTTCTGCTTTATTCATTTTATTGATTTGTTTTTTATTCTATACTTAAATATAAATATAGATTTTTTGTTGATTATTCAAATATAGATTTTAATCTATCATATACTTCATTTATAGAATACTCTGATTTAAATATATTAATTAATTCATTATGTAATTCATCAACTCTTTGAGTTTTATTAAAATCTTGTCTATCTATCTGCTCTAACTTTCTTTGAGCCCATTCAATTCCTACACGCCCTCCCCAAGCCTTGACCATCAATGATCCACATCCATCGCCCAATTTTTTATCTTCCCATTGAAGGTGACGAGCAAAAGCCGCCATCCTCGCTATTGTATCTCTTGATATAGGTTCTTTATTCGCTAATTGATTGGCTCTTGCTTTACCAACTGGTGTTCCACAATCTCCCCATCCATTTTCTTCTGCCCATCTAAGCGCTACCTTCGCGTTTTCTGATGCTGCCTCTGGATAATCTGAATATGATTCAAACTCGTTTTTAATAAAATCTATCTTTTGTAACTTTGATATAATTTCAACTGAAAAACCTTTTAGATCTCCAGTTTTTATAAAATCATTCCAAAACTCTGTATCTTCAATATGTACTGAACCAACCCAGGATCCATCAGGAACTTCAAATCCAAAATCTGCCTTCATCATTGGTGATGTTATAAAGTTTTCAACTACAAATCCTTTAACAATGTTATTTCCGTGTTGGAAGTTTATATTTTTATTAAAATTGTTTTTATTAAACTTTTTAACAATCTTTTGAATTGTATCTTTTGAAAAGAAAGTATAAAACTCACCCATATTATCACTATCTCTATAAATCATTTTATCTGGAACTATAAAAACGCCATATAATAATTTCTTTTCCTTATCAGCCTTAAACTCTAATTTAACTTCTTTATTAAACTTCAACCAATTCAATTCCATTGCTGGCTCATCAACTAGAGATATAAAATCAACTCCACTTTCGTCATCATTTTCATCAATTATTATTTCATATATTGGTAATTTCTTCATATTTATAAATATAATTTTTTGTTTATCGTTGAATTAAAATCTGGCTCTTGTTTCTATAACATCAACTCTGTTTTGAGAATCTGTTATTTCTGATTCTAATATATAAACTTTTTGAGCCTCTAATCCTCTTTGTACAAGATTAGGTTGGTTCGACACTTCCGTTGCTCCTCCAACTGCTCCTGTATTCGGAATTGATGGTGTTGATATAGATCCAGATCCACCAGATCCACCAGATCCACCTTCTGGAAATTTTTGAGAAGATATTAAAGCGATTTGAGCTGCTCCAACCGCTGCTGCTATACCACTAAATATACCCGAGACAATTGGATTTGCTGGAACCAAGGTCCAAGCCGCCAAAACCGATTGAGCTGTTGCTATAATTGCCTGAGCTATTTGAAGTGCCTTATTTTGATTAAAAGCTTTTCTCTTTTCTTGTAATTCTTTTTTTCTTGCGGCATTATCAATCTTTTCTTTTGCGGCATTAAATTGTGCTTCAGAAATTATTCCAGCATTTTTCTGTTCTTCTAAAGCCATTATTTCAGCATTTTTCTCTTCTTCAATCTTCATTAGATTTCTTTCCGAGTTTTGACCTAATATATTTCCTACCTCACCTGCTATCTTACCTGCCAATTCTAATCCAGCTGCTACCTTTTCAGCAGTTGTCTTGGCAGTAAGTAAAGTATTGGCGA